CTATCTTCTTTACGGACATTACTTTGTCGTTCAGCTCGTGCTTGCTGTGCTGTGTAAATATCATAGGCTTCTTTAAAACCAACAAACCTAAATGGTTGACCCTTTTGTGCTTGCTCTAAATAACCAGCGTTACGTGTTTCCATAAGGTCAAGGACTGCTTGCATCTCAACTGCTGCTGGGTCTTTCTCAAAGTTAGGGCTGTCAATTGGAGTCTTGAATTTAGGGAATATACCTTCACGCTGCAACTCAGCTACGTCACTACGTACGCTTTGATTAACCTTTTCTTGGAACTCAGTGCCTTGTCGTTGCGTTTCTTGTGTCTTGTACTGGTTTTGTAAATCACGTGCGTTAAGTTCTTGTGCAGCAACATTTTGGTTAAAGATAATCTCTTCACGCTTGTTAGCAAACTCAAAGTCTGCTGGTAGCTGTGATGGTACTTTAATTGTGTAGTATTTGCCGTCAGCTGCCTGCACATTGATGTCGGGTAGGTTATTAAATATGTATGCTTGTTCTGGGGATAAGTTAGTAGCCGCTTCCTTTGGTTGTTCTACTTTAGGTTCTTCGTATACTTCCTCTTCCTCATCAGCAACTATATCGTCAGCTGTGTATTCTTCACCATCTGCTTCTTCGCTAGTTTCTGCATTCTCATCTGCTTCAGATTCTGCAGCTTCGTCAGCTTCTTTTGTTTCTGTAGTTGTGTCATTCGTTTCAACTGCTTCTTCTTCAGCTGTGCTTTCGTCCACATCTTTAACAACCTCCTGATTAGTTGGTTCTGTTTCGGCAAGTGCCTGCTCTACAATGCTATCGAGTGTAGGGTTCATGGGCTAAACTCCTTGTTATATAGGCTTATTATACCACAGGTAGTTGAGAGGGGTTTTGTGGGGCTGCTGCGCCAGGATTAGCCATATTAGGTAGTCCAGTTCCAGTTTGTGGTGCAGGTATTCCACCAGTTAAACCACCAGGCATAGCTCCGCCAGGTGCACCTTGTTGTAGTGCGCTTACGGGTAAGGCACCAGGAGGCATTCCAGGTGCGCCAGGAGCAGGCATTCCGCCAGGTGCAGGCATTCCACCAGGAGCAGGTGCGCCACCAGGTGCCATTGAACCAGGTTGTCCTTGTCCCATTTGTGTCTGAGGGTTAAACGGCTGTAGTGGTGGGAATGGTAGGCTTGGGTCTAATGCTTCAACGCCTTGAGATTGTGTAGCTTGGTCTAGTGCGTAACGTCGTTCTACGTTATCGAGTACCTTCTTAACAAACTTGAGTAATCGGTTCTGCTTCTTAGCGTCTGCGTCAAGGAATTCATCAGTTAGCATGAGCTTGCGCATTGTAAGTACATATTCTTTAGAGCGGTCAGTAAAGTCTTTAACATCAACACCGTTCATAATCTTAGTGAAATCAACAAATGCTCGGCCATCGGATACTTGATCCATAGCGTCACGTGCCATGCCCATTGGGTCAGCCTTTTCTTTAGCGTAGTTGTCGTATCGGTTCTGTGCGCCTTCAAGGTGTAGGTCTTTGTATGCGTCAAGGATAGATATTTTATCCATCTTAAGTAGTTGTAGTGCAATAGCTTCTTGTCGTGCTTTGTCTGAACCAGCACCAATGCCAGCCTTAACGTTGACAGCTAGGCCATCTTCAATCATATCTCGGTTAATAGTAATGTAATCGAAGTCACCATCGCCACCGTTATAAACAAAGAAATGGTCTTTGTCATACCAAACACACATCATCTGTACGAGCTGGTTGTAATATTCGTTTAAGAAGTTGTGGATACCACGAAGTATCAAGTCTTGTCGGCCACTAGCTTGGTTCTTCTTCATCATTGATTGGCCAAGTGAGCCTTCGCCCTGTGTGCCATCTTCCGTACCAGTAAACTCTGTTGGAGTTCCCATAATAGTTAAGATTTGTGTTCGAGCGTCTACCTTATCGTTAATAACCCATGCTGGTAGGTCGTGTGGTGGTACTTGATACACAAGTTGTTCAACAGATTGGCCACCAGTCTTAATGAGTAGCTTTTGGTTAGGGTCACCTGTCCAGTTCTGCAAGTCATCTTTGGTGAGTCCTGATGAGGTAGATATAACAAGAGTCCCGTTAGCCTTGTCAGCGTTCTCAGTAATTTGTCGTGTTCGCTTGTTGAGGATTTCCTGCATTGGGCTAGCTTGCTCAATAGGAGTAGTTATGTCAATAAGATGCTGGCCATCGTTAATGTAGTTTAGAAATGTAAATGGTTTCTTGTGAGAGCGTAGGAAGTTTTTGCCCTTAGCGTAGTTCCAGTTAGGGTCTTTGTACTTACCGAGAACTAGGTCACCAAAGTACGTTACACACGCTTCAATAGGTTCACCATTCTTGTAATATGTCAGCCATACACGTCGTACAGCTATAACCTTAGTCATTTGCTTTGGAGTACCACGCTGGATACCAAGCTTATCAAAGATTTGTTTCTTTTTCTCTGGGTATCGGTAGCATAGTTCTTCTACGGAATACTTGAGTACGTGGCATACAAACGCTGGATTGCCGCCAAGTGGGCAGTTCTTATCAAGTATCACATGTTCTGGGTCTACAACGTGAGGGATTACTTCACCATTGTCACCATAGTTAGGGTCAAACTCCCAGTAGACTATACCAATACGCTTACTAAGTAAGTTTCTTGCCATTGTGTCAACAATTCTGTCTAAGTTTACTATCTGGCTGTGAGCTTTTAGTACCTTTTCCATGTCAGTAGCGAGCTTACGTGATGTAATGCTGTCTTGTGCTGGCATAACTTCTGGTACTGCTGGGTTCTGTGTAAGGTAAGCAATGATAGATTCATTAGCTACAAAGATTTGGTTCTCAACATACATCTTCTGGTAGCGATATAACGTAGTTGTTTCTAGTTCTTTACCTACTAAGAGTTTAGAGTTGTTGGCACGAGCCTGCTTTAGGTTAAAGCCTTGTGGTTGATCCCAGTAGCCACGACTATCTTCAATGCGATAGTTAAGATTCTTAATAAGTTCGTTGTCTGGTATGTCTAAATTAAGCGCTGGTAATGAATCAATTACGCCCAGTTGGTCGCTTATATTGTCTACACGTGAGTCGCTGAGTTTGGGTGATGCCGAGCTAAATTGGTCTTGTGCCATAATGTCCTCTAATTAAAAATAACCCCAAGAACAATTGGGGCTTTTAGTGTTTGCCTGACTACATTATACATCATTTAATCCTTCTATCGTTAATATAATATCTTTACATAATTCATTAGGTATGCGTGAACGATCACGATATGTAGCTATACCCTGTGTTCCTGTTTTACTGCCACGTGGTGCAGCAATATGACAAGGCATTCCATTTTTACACATAGCTCTGGGTTGCCATATGAAGTTAGTCCATAAATCAGTGGGTTTCATTCTGTCATCACCATACTGGCAATAAGTAACTGTATAACGATATGGGTGGTTTTGCATAAAAGGTAATTTTCTCAATTTACCACGTGGGTTTTCGATTATATAAAATTTTGGATTGTAATGTTCTATTATTTCCATAGCTTTCTTAACCATGTTCATACCTAGTACAGCCTTTTCACTTTTAGGTGTGTTATCAGTGTTCCAATGCTTTCCAATACTTGCTACGCTAAATGATTCGCAAGGAGGAGATGCCCATATAATATCGGGTATAAATGGTACTTTAGAATAATCAAAATCTAATATATCAACGCGGTAATGTACATCAAACTGTGGGTCGTAATCACTTGTAAATATTTCATGCCCACATTCTTTTGCTATGTTACTAAAGGAACATGTCCCAGCAAATAGCTCCAGTATTTTTATTGCCATAAAACCTTATACTCAGTTTTACAACTATGGCACATGATTTCAAAGTATCCCTTGTTAGATAAGCTAGGATCAAAGTTCGGTGTCTTAGCATTGGAGATTACCATAGCGTCTCCACCTGCTTTGAATATAGGTCTACTGCACTTAACGCAGCGATAAAGTGTTAGCTCATTAGTTGGCAGCACTGCGCTGTATATATAGAACGTTACTACTTTCATTGCCACTCCGTTTCTCTTATTGCCCTACCAATATCATGCGTCATTGTACTTGAGCCATCTTCATTGACCTTAAACGTTTGTAAGTACGGATCAGGTAATGGTGTTGTGTCTATTATACCAGCTGATGATGTATCGTGTTTCAACAGAGATGCAAGAGCGTATCGTAATGCGTCCATGCTGTGGTCGTTGCCTGGTTCAGGTTGGTTAAGTATTTTTCCGTTCTTGTCAGTTATCCACATGTAGTTTCGGTATTCTTTAATTGTGTTCACACTACGCTTTGTAACGCTGATTCGCTGATACTGAACAGTATCTATACCCTGCTTGATACTTCCTGGACCTTTTTCTGCTGGTAGTATGTTCAATCCGTACAGTCTTAGCTCATCTATGCTCTTAGGCTCGGCACTATCTGCTATTACAAGCGTTTCTGGGAACTCTAAGTTGTTAATAAAGTCTGCCAGTGGCTTGTTGTTCATGCCTTTGCGATACAAGCGTTCATCAAGTATGTAGCCACCATTGTAGTAATACACGTCTATAAGCGCTGCTGGGTCGTTAGAATACCCAAAGTCTAGCCCACGACGCACTAACTTAGCTTCGTGAGGTACGTTGTCTATAATAGCCCAGTTGGAATATATCTTGCCCTCAACTTCTCCGAGTTGTCCGAGACCATATACACGCCACCAGTTCTTGTTATGTTTGTGTGATTCAATATCGTCTATAATGCTTTGATTCAATCCCTCGTTATCTAAATAGGTTAGCGTAATGAAATCATGGTCATAGTTAGGAACTATCTCGGAGTACCACCAGAACTCGCTTGTTGGGTTCCAGT